CAAAAATTAAAAGAATCAGAAGAGTATCAAAAATTCAATGAAGAACTTGGTTTGGATGAAACGAGTGTAACTGGTATGGTTGCAGGGTATCAAACTCCAAAGGCATTTGCACCTAGTGAAGATGATTTTGAAGAACATAGTGAAGAAGCTGCAAAGAATCAAGGATATACTGTTGTTCCAAAAGGAAAGGGTAAGAACTTTGAATCCGTATACAAACAAGCTATGGTTGCTTTAAATGAGGCATCATATAAAGAATTTCGTAAAGATGAAACTCGTTCAACAAACAGAAAAATAAATGATTCGATTAAAAATATAAACAGAATCATGTATGAAGTTGAAAGAGTAGTAGAACACGCTTCACGATTAAAAACTGAAATGGCTGTTGACCAAAGAACTCTTTGGCATGAATCTCGTGCTCGTCTTGTTAAGATAGCAGAAAGAATAAATAGAATTAGTAAAAAAATACACGAATTAGGTGCATAATATGAAACAACTACTCGTAGATACTATACTTTTTAGTGTAAATCCAAGAATGATTGCAGAATCTGAAAAAAAGAATGACGGTAAAGTTATAGTCTCAGGAGTATTACAGAGAGCCGAAGCAAAAAATCAAAACGGTAGAGTTTATCCAAAAAAGATTTTGATGCGTGAGGTAAAGAAATATGCATCAACAAATATAAAAGAGAATCGTGCTCTTGGTGAACTTGACCATCCAGATTCATCTGTAATAAATCTTCGTAATGTTTCTCACAATGTTCTCGGTGTTGATTGGAAAGATAATGATGTTGTTGGGACTGTTGAAATTCTACCAACACCATCTGGAAATATTCTAAAACAACTTCTTGGTGCCGGTATTCGTCTTGGAATATCATCAAGAGGGTTGGGTTCTGTTGAAGAAATAAGTGAAGGAACGGTAGAAGTTCAAGATGATTTTGAATTGTTGTGTTGGGATTTTGTTTCAAACCCATCAACACATGGTGCATTTATGTATCCAGACGGAATGAGTGAAGGTTTGATACGAGAAGGTGTTAGTTTAGAAACTATTGCAAAGATTGATCCTAAATTAAATAGAATACATAATAACATAACAAACATTATTTGTGAAATAGGTAATGTCTGTGAGTGTATATTTGAAGGGAGATAAAAATGCCTGCACTTTCACAACAACAACAAAAAATTATGGGACTTGCACTTGCATACAAAAGGGGTGATGTGCCTGATTCCAAAGTTAGTAAATCTGTGAAAAAATTAGCAAGTTCTATGTCTACAAAAGAACTTGAAAAATATGCCGGAACTAAACACAAAGGTCTTCCAAAAAAAGTCGGTGAAACAAAAACAACAATGACAAGAGAAGAAATAAACAAACTTGTTTCGGATGCAGTTGAAGAAGTAATGTCTGAGAAGTTCAATACAAAAGTATTAACATCGGAACAAAAACAACAATATATTGAAGCAATATCTCGATACAATGAGTATCGTTCAGTAGTTCATCGTTCTAAACAATTACCAGAAGTGGTATCTGAGATTAAAAGAATGGTAGAATTTGCAACTAAAAATATGGTTGAAGAATCTGGTGATTGGTTTGAGGGTGTGTCACACAGAAGAAACTCTAAACAATTAAAAGAATCTATTGGTGAATTTCAAAAATTATCCGAAAAGATTGTTAAATTACAAAGAAATCTTGAATCTATCTATGAAAATATAGGTAAACAACTTGGTAGATTCTATGAAATAAAAGATAATCAATAAACAATAAGGAACAAAGGTTATGACAGACAGAGTGTACACTAACTCTAAACCCGCCCATGTAAAAGTGAAGGTGAATGGTATGAATGTAGATACCATGATTAAAATTTTTAAACGTAAGGTTAAAGAAGCTGGTATTCTTGAAGAATATAAAAAACGTATGGAATATATTAAACCATCGAAGAAAAAATCAGAAAAGAGAAATGCGGCAATTAGACGCCAAAGAAAAATTGATAGTGAAAACATTTAAGCATTGGAGAAATATAGATGACCTTTCTTAATATTAAAAAACTTATCCGTGAAGAATTGCGGAAAGTTATTGAAAATAAAGAAAGGTTATTGTCTTTATATGAGGATGATGAAAAACCTGCAAGTCAGGATCCTGATAAAATGCTTGTTGTTAATAAAGATAGTGGTAAATCTTATTACATAAATAAAGATAGTTTCGATCCTTCAAAACACAGTAAATCTTCGCCAAAGGAAACAACTAAGGAGGAAGAAGAACCGGCAGAGACTCCTGCTGAAACTCCTGCTGAAACTCCGGCAGAAAAACCAGAGGAAAAACCAGAGGAAAAGAAAGAAGAACCAAAGGATGAAAAGCCGGAGGAGAAAGAAGAAAAACCATCCGAAGAAGCACCGGAAGAAAAATTAGATGATAAATCAAAAGAAAAATCTGATGAAAAAGAAAAAAAGAAAGATGATAAAAAAGAAGAGCCAAAGGAACCTGAAAAAGAACCCAATGAGGAAAAAACAGGACTAAAAACCGTTGGTTTTCTTAAACCAATAGAGGTAGAAAAATTAAGTAAAAAGACAACTGGAATCTATCCAGACTCACAAGACAGATTACTTAATTTTGATTATGAAGAAATATTGGATATGTATGACGTATCGGTTGGTAAGAAAAAAGATTTGAAAAAACTCTATAAAAAAATAGAGACTATTTCAGTATCAAAACATACTATAATAAGCAAAAAAGAATTGGACAAGGAAACAACAACCGCACTTAAACATTATTATTTGAACTCTGGTCGTATAAATAATATCATAAGATTTGCTAACGAACTTATGTCATCCAAAGAAATTGAAAAACAATTTAAGTTGGGTAAACCAAAAGAAGGCGATAAGAGAGAAAAGATTTTTAATAGTGCAATGAATGCATTTACAATTCGTAGTTTAGATTATGCATTTACGGAACAAATGCAAAGACTCGACTATAACATAGTGACATATCGTTCAGTTGAAAATAAAGATGTTCTTCAAATGTTTATAGATGCGGGTCAATGGGTAGATAAAACATTTGTAACTACATCATTGAATCCACTTATATGTGAAGGTGGTGATAAAAAAAGATTACCTCTTTTTGAGTTTTTAATTCCTGCTGGAACGTCTGTATTAACTTTACCATGTCATTCAAATGATTATTGCCATGAAGTTGAAGTTACTTTACCAAGAAATTGTAGATATACTATTCAAGGGTTTAATGATAAAAGAAATATTTACAAAGTATTAGTGGAGCAAGATTATGCCCGATGATAAGAGTAAAGAAAAGAAAATAGATACAAAGGATAGGGATAAAAGATATATTTATACTGAAAATGATGTAAAATACATTTTTAGTTATGGTCCTTCCGAAAAAACTACAAAAAAAATTGAAAAAAAATAAATTAACACATAGTTATAATTGCTGAATACTCTATCACTTTTATAGAGTCATATATTATTTTATTCTGATTGGTGTTACAAATAACACTAAAAATAGTTGGAGATTTTTATGAATGATTTATTGAAAGAAGCTATTGCCGATGCAAAGGCCGTTAAGGAAGTTGCATTAGCAAACGCAAAACTCGCTTTGGAAGAAGCATTCACTCCTCGTTTGCAGTCTATGCTCTCTAAAAAACTCGCCGAAGAAGCCGAAGCCGAAGAACCGGTTGAAGAAGGCGAAGGTGAAGGTGAAGAGGAATCAGCACCTGTTGAGGAAGAATACGGAAACGATTGGTTTGAAGAAGAACCAGGTTCCATGTCCGAAGCTGAAGACGAAGAAGCGCCAGTAGAAGAAGGTGACGATGAAGAAGAACCTGTTGAAGAAGGTGAAGATGAAGAAGAACCAATGGATGAAGATTTGATGGAAATAATCCGTCAATTAGAAGAAGAATTGGATTCATCTGAAATCGGAACCGGTGACAACAAAAAACCTTCTGCAGCTGCATCAGATGACAGCACAGAAATGAAATCCGAAAAACTTATTCAACTTGTTGAAGAAGAAGATGAAGATTCAGAAGAAGTTGCTGAAATCCAAGAAATTCTTCGCGCTCTTCGTGAAGAAGAAGAAGGTGAAAAGGCTGAAGAAGCACCTGTTGAAGAAGGTGAAGATGAAGAAGAAGTAGACATCAAAGAAGTTCTTCGTGCTCTCCGTGAGGAAGAAGAAGACGAAAAGGTTGAAGAAGCCGAAGAAGAGAAAGAAAAAGAAGTTGCAGAAGCTAAACTACGTGAAGCGTATGCAGTTATCACTTTCCTTCGTTCAAAAATCAATGAAGTTAATCTTTTGAATTCAAAATTACTTTTCTCTAACAAGTTATTCCGTAAGCATTCGCTTTCTGAAAAACAAAAAATGACTGTAATCGAAAACTTTGACCGTGCGTCAAGTCTTCGTGAAGTTAAGTTAGTATTTGCTACACTTGCAGAATCCTTTAAGTCAACGAATGTTCGTCAACTCAAAGAATCATTTGCTAGTAAGCCAGTAGCAAGCACACGCCCATCAAAACCAATCTTGAATGAAGGTAATGACATGGCAAATCGTTTACGCAAATTAGCAGGTTTGAAATAATTTTTTAAGGAAAAAAAAACAATGAGTATACAATCAATTTTAAATGCTTCTGGGAATCCCCACAAAGCACTTATCAAAGAAAACCGTCAAGTTGTCAACAAATGGTCAAAGACAGGTCTTCTTGATAACTTGAACAATGAGTATGAGAAGAACTCAATCGCAATCCTTCTCGAAAACCAAGCAAAACAACTTATCGAAGAATCAAACAGAACAGGTACAGCAGCTGGTTCAGAAGAATGGGCTGGTGTTGCACTTCCATTGGTTCGCCGTATTTTCTCTGAAATTGCTGCGAAAGATTTTGTTTCTGTTCAACCAATGAACTTGCCTTCTGGTCTTGTGTTCTTCTTGGATTTCAAATATGGTACAGCACAACCTGGTTTCACAACTGGTGCAGGTAAAGATTCACAAAATGATTCTGTATTCGGTGTGACTGGTAAAGATGCAAAAGACGCTGATCCTTCAGGCGGTCTTTATGGTGCAGGTCGTTTTGGTTACTCAATCAATGAAGCAACAACAGGCACATTGAGTGTAACTTCTGCAACTGTTGATGCTACTAACTGTGCAACTGGTTCAGTTTCTCACAGTACACCAGCAACATATCAGTATGATACAGAATTCCAAAATGCTTACTCTGCATCTCTTGCAGGTGGTAAAATCTTTACAGTAACAGTTTCTTCTGCATCTATGACAACTCACGATACAGAAGCAATCCGTGCTTTCAAGATTTCTGGTTCAGGTATTTTGGGTTACTTCCCACAATACACAACTGCAAATACAGCTAATTCACAAATTACATTTGTTGTTTCTGCTTCTGCAGTTCCAGTAAATGCTGTTATTTCTTATGAAAAACAACCTACTGCAACTTCTCGTGGTGACTTTGAAGATACAGCAGGTTCTGCATTGGCTGACACAACAGCGATTCCAGAAATCAATCTTGAATTGCGTTCAGAATCAATCGTTGCTAAAACACGTAAGTTGAAAGCCGTTTGGACACCTGAATTCGCACAAGATTTGAATGCATATCACTCAATCGATGCTGAAGCAGAATTGACATCTATGTTGTCTGAATACATTTCACAAGAAATTGATTTGGAAATTCTTGATATGTTGATTAAGAATGCACAAACAACAGAAAAATGGTCTGCTCGCATTGGTCGCACATTTGATGGTGCTACAAACACATTCGGTGATTATGCTACAAACCAAGCTGCTGCTTCTGCGTTTAACCAACAAACTTGGTTCCAAACACTTGGCACAAAGATTCAAAAAGTATCTAACACAATTCATCAGAAAACACTTCGTGGCGGTGCAAACTTCCTCGTATGTTCTCCACAAGTTGCTACAATACTTGAATCAATGCCTGGCTATGCAGTTGATGGTGAAGGTATGAAATTCGCAATGGGTGTACAAAAAGTTGGTCAATTAAATGGTCGTATCACAGTTTACAAGAACCCATATATGCTTGAAAATCAAGTTCTTGTAGGTTTCCGTGGTTCACAATTCTTGGAAACAGGTGCGGTTTATGCTCCTTACATTCCACTTGTAATGACACCATTGGTATATGATCCAACCAACTTCACACCAAGAAAAGGCGTGATGACTCGCTACGCTAAGAAAATTGTTCGTCCTGAATTCTACGGTTTGATTCAAATCGATTCTTTAGGTGACATCTAATCTTAGATGGTTGGTGACAAATAAAGGAGTGAGATTTTTTCTCACTCCTTTTTTATTTTGAAACATATTTATTTATGGGTGTTCAAGTAGATCACTCTTTTTTATATTTTATATTTTGAGTAATAATGGGAAAATATTATGAAACAGACTAACAAAAAGAGAAGACTGTTTGAAGACGATGAAATTTTTGGTAAACCGGCAGACAAAGCGATACCTTTGAGTGCTATTGATAAAAAAGCGGCTCAATTTGCAAATGCAGGTGGAGGAACAAAAGACGATAATTCCGATGATGATAAAGTTGCTTCCTCAAAAATATCAGTTGCTGCTGCTAAACTCAAACCATCACAAAAGGAAGTAGTTCCAGCAAAGGCAGTCGCTTTTGCTATATTAGCATTGCTTAAAAAGGCACCAATGCAAGACGGTCCAGGTGGTGATTTGCAGGCAATCATATCAAATGATAACTATATCATGGATGGACACCATCGTTGGGCTGCAACGTTCTTATGTGATCCGTCTGCTACTCTTGATGCAACACGGATTGACCTTCCAGGTGGAGCGTTGGTTACTTCACTTAATGTTGTTACAACAGGTATGGGTAGAAAAGGAAATACTGGAGCTGGTGATATTTCAAAATTTGGAGGTAAGCCAGTTGAAGATGAAATAAGAGCTGCTGCAGAAAAAGGAATCAAAGGTGCAACTGCAGAAGAATGTACACAGGCGTTGACTGATTGGGCTGGATCCGTAGATGACGCTGTTAAAAAAATGCTTGCAAATGCATCAAAAATGCCAAAGGCAATTCCAAGTTGGGCTCCAAAACGTGTAGATATGCCGGTTATCAATGCTCCAGAAGTTGCAGCGGTTGCTAAAAAAATAGCAGCTGGATCCGTGGATATTAAACCACCATATTCTCCAGAAGTAGATAAAAGATTGAATCCAGGTGGTGCTAAATCCGAAAGTATAATTAGAAGTATGGAAACTTACTATCAACTGAGAACAGGAAAAAAACCATTAACAGAAAATATTATGAGAAAACTCCGTGAATACAATAGAGTAAATCAAAAGAGACTACAAGAATCTTATGCTAAAAAAGTTAAAAAAGAAAGACTTCAGGAAAAACTTACAACATTATTGAGACCTATTGTTGCTGAAATAATAAAAAGTAAAGTAAGAAGAAAATAATTTTAATTCTATTTTAATAATAACCTCATATATTTTATATGAAATTTTTTTATTTTATACCATATTTATTTGAAAATGAAATAATTTAATTTGAATTTTATGAACGGAGTGTTTGATGAAAAATAAAAAATCCATAGCAACCATTACTGAGTCTGAATTGAAAAGACTTATTAGAAATGAAGTTATTCGCTATCTAAAAGAAGAGGACGAGGTTGATAAAGAATTTGAAAAAGAATTTGAAGATGCAATGAATGCTGCATCTAGTCAAATGTCTTCAACATTAGGTAAAGTTGCGGGAGAAATCGAAAAGATAGAAGGTGATAAAGAAAAGGCCGCGGATATATTAAAAAAAGAACCTGAATTGGCAAAACTTGCTACCGAGGCAATTCGTAGAAGAAAAAAGGCATTGCGTGAAGGTAAACAAAAACAGGCATTAAATGAATTAGGACCTTTGTTCTTTGTAGGTTTTGCAATGGCGATTCCTGCACTTATGGAACTAATTGGTAATATATCATCATTTGTTTCAAAAAAATTAGGTTTAAGTGGTAAAACGGGTGAAAAAATTGCTCATATAGGACATGATTTACATGAAAAAATGATAGGAATGATTAGAAAAGGTTTAGATAAAACTATTTTCAAAATACCAGCTCTTGCTAAACTCGATGATTCCAAAAAGGATAAAATAACAAAAGCTATTCATATTTTAATAGTTGCATCGCTTGCTGTAAATTCTGGAGTAGAAGCAGTTAATGCCTTGCAGGCCGGTCATGCAGGATTGAGTGGAGTAGAAACTGCATTGGCTGCAGTTAAAGGTGGTGAAGTTAAGGCATTTTTAGTAGATTTGGTTAAATCTGTTGCATCTTAATTTACCATAAAATAATCTTTAATAAAGGGTAACATTTGTTGCCCTTTTTATTTTATACCATATTTATTTTAAAATGAATTATTTAGTTTGATCTTTATGAGCGGAGTGTTTGATGAAAAACAAAAAATCTATAGCAACCATTACTGAGTCTGAATTGAAAAGACTTATTAGAAATGAGGTTATTCGTTATCTAAAAGAAGAAGATGAGGTTGATCCACAAGACGAAAAAGATGTCATGGCTGCATTTGAAAAAGCTGCTAAAGATATGGAAGCTGCTTTTGGAAAAATTGGAGCTGATGTTGAGAAGAAAAAAGATGATGAAAAGGCAGTTGAAGATGCACTCAAAAAACAACCTGCACTTGCTAAAATTGCAACTGAGTCAATAAAGCGTAGAAAGAAGGCATTGAGTGAAGGTAAAGCCCGTCAGGCAGTTAATGAAGAATTAACTTTATTGTTCGTAACATCACTTGCACTTGCAGTTCCAGCGATAGTTCAACTTATTGGTAAGATTGTAAAAAGTATTTCAATTCTTTTGGGTGGTACTGGAAAGGCTGGTGACAAACTTATTCATGCAGGACATAAATGGCATCACAAAATTACTGCTTTGATATTGAAAGGTTTACAACTTATGCCTGGTTTTAAACAATTACCATCCGATAAACAAGAAAAGATTGCTAACATAGTCCATACTGTTATTGTTGCTTCATTGGCGGTTGCTTCCGGTGCAGGTGCTATAAAGGCGGCATCACAAGGTGCAAATGTAATGGCTGGTATAGAAGCTGCTCTAACAGCGGTTAAAGCTGGTGAAGTTGGTGTTGGTAAATTTTTGACCGATACTATTTCTAAATTACTTGCTTAATTTAAAATAAAAATAATTTTTAATAAAGGGTGACATTTGTCACCCTTTTTTATTTCATACTTGCTATTTATTACAAATGGAAACTCAAATTCAATACATAGATATACTGAAATTAGGAGTATCAAGTCTGGCAACACTCTTGGGTGTTTTCCTTTCTTGGTTTCTTAAATACAAATACGGTGAATACAAACAAAAAAGAATTGACCGAGAGATTTCTCATTCTAAACTAATCCAAACCATATTAGACCAACTATTAGAGGAATATAATTGTCAAAGGGCATTTATACTTCAAAGACATAATGGTGGTAAATACAAAACAGGCAAATCTATGACAAAACTCTCAACATCATTTGAATCACTTGAAGAAGGTGTTAGCACAGAGTTTAAGCAATATCAGAACTTACCGATGTCACTTTATTCTAACTTCGTAGAAGATGTAATAAATCATAAGGCGGTATATCCTGTTGTAGATAATATCGAGGACTTAATTACTAAGGCATTTTTTTCACAGAGAGGGTCTAAATCAGCAGTTGTATATCCGATAAGAAAAGGTTCGGAATTTATTGCTATTGTAGGTTTTGAATGGACCCATAAGCCAGAGAAATTAGATAATGTATTATCTAAAATCGAAGCCGATGTAAAATCAATGGGAGAAACCCTTTCTAAATTATTATAGGAGCTGACATGAGTTCTGAACATAACGAAGAAGTAAATAAAAAAGTTTTGTTAAGTGAAGAAGAAGGTTCGAGTCTCAATATAAATGGTATTAAAAAAGGAAGAAAAACTATAAAAAATAAAATCCAATTTCAATTAACTTTGAATGAGGAACAAAAAAGAATAAAAGCCGATGCTTTACAAGATGACATTTCAGTATTCGTTGGTAAAGCTGGTTCTGGTAAAACATTATTAGCAACACAAATTGCTCTTGAATGTCTTTTTTACCGTGAGGTAGAAAGAATAATAATTACAAGACCAACTGTATCAAATGAAGACTTGGGATTTCTTCCTGGTAATATTAAAGAAAAGATGGATCCTTGGTTATCTCCTATACAGGCAAATATGTTTCAGTTGTATAGTAAAGAAAAGATTGAAAAGTTGATGCAAGAAGATAAAATAGAAATTGCTCCTATAAGTTTTCTTCGTGGTAGAACTTTCGTCAATGCTTGTGTAATTGTGGATGAATCACAGAACGTGACAAAGGCACAAATGGAAATGATATTGTCTCGTCTTGGTATCAATTCAAAAATGATGCTAACAGGCGATATATCACAGATTGACTTAAAACAGAAAAAAGATTCTGGATTACCATATTTATTTAATATGAAGGATAAAATAGACGGATTGGGGGTTTATGAATTAAAAACAAACCACCGTCATCCTATTGTTGATAGTATATTAAAATATTTTGAAGAAAACAAAACAGAGAAGTAAATGACAGATATTCCAATTTGGCCTGGTAGTTCCAGTTTCATAACTGGTAGCACACCGTTTGGATTCTATGATGCCGAATCTGATTTTAGATCAGACGCTGATAATGTGGCGGATTGGTGTGCTAGAAGACTCGGTTATCCGCTTATGGACGTGGAATTGCAGGCTACTAACTTTTATGCCTGTTTTGAAGAGGCCGTATCGGAATACTCCAATCATGTAAACCAATACAATATACAGCAGAATATGTTGAGTATAATGGGTTCACCGACTGCATCAAATCTTACCCATAGAAATATATCTAGTAATATGGGTGGATTGGTACAAATTGCAACAGAGTACGGTAGTGAAACATTTACAAACGGTAATGTTAATTTTTATTCGTCTTCTATTGATATAAAGGTAGGACAACAAAAATATGATCTTGATACTCTTATCAGAGACATCAAAGTTCCATCTGGTTCAATAGAGATAAAAAAAGTTCACCACTATGGTCCTCCGGCATCCATTCGTTTTTACGATCCATATTTGGGTAATCAGGCGATGCTTGATACATTTGGATTCGGTGCATATTCTACTGGCGTATCGTTTATGCTTATGCCTATGTATGCAGATTTACTTCGTATTCAAGCCATTGAATTTAATGATTTGATGCGTAAATCTGCATTTACATTTGAAATGATAAATAATGAATTGAGAATTTTCCCACTACCAACAAAAGACTTCAAACTTTGGATTGAATATATTGTTAAGGAAGAAAGAAGTAATCCATTAAAATATCCAAACGGAACTGTATCTGATATGTCAAATGCTCCGTACCAACACATGAAGTATCAGAATATAAATTCAGTTGGAAGACAATGGATATTCAAGTACACACTTGCACTTATTAAGGAAAATCTCGGTTATATTCGTGGAAAGTATGGCAGTATACCGATACCAAATGGTGAAACATCATTGAATGCAGGTGATTTATTATCTGCTGCTGGAACTGAAAAACAGTCGTTGGTTGAAGAATTGAGAACAATGTTAGATACGATGACTCGTGCTAAATTATTAGAAGCAAAAAGAGCAGAAACAGAACATCTAAATGTTAGTTTGAACGGAACACCGTTAGCAATTTACATAGGATAATAATATGCCATTATTTCACGGAACACGAGATGCTGGACTTGTTCACAAGTTTAACATGGAATTGGTTGCTGATATAATCGATACAGAAGTTGCTGTATACAAACTTTCATTGGAAAATACAAAAACTAATTTGTATAATGAATCTGATAAGAAAGTTTATCATAGTCCTGTAAAAATTCCTGCTCTGATAGATTATCAGGCACAAACATACGAAGGAACTGAATTTGGACAAGATTATCAACAGTCTGCAAACTTTGCATTTATTAGAGAGTTTTTGAAACAGGTTTCTATTTTTATAGAAGTTGGTGATGTAATTGAGTATAATGGTGAATGGTGGGAAGTTGATCAAGTTCAAGAAAACCAATACTTCGGTGGAAAGAATCCAGACTATTCATTTGCAACTGAAAGATGGGGTCATAATGTTTCTATTATCGCAAACACTCACTTAACAAGAAGGTCGAGAATAAATATAGAAGAATTTAGACCATCTATACCAAACGATAATAATGATATTCCGAGCAACATATAATGAAAAATTCAAGTAAATATAGAAAACCTCCACTTCGTAGAACTCGTGATAGTTTTATCGATGATAGGAATTCTATTCAAAACCCAAGAACAGACTATGGGGATTTCAGACATTTACAGACTCGTAGAGATAAAGATAAAACAAGAAGTCTTGGTATAACTTTATATGATATTGATTTTGCTATAAAGTCATTTATTGATCAAAGAATGCAAATAAGAGTTGAAGACGGTGGCGAATATATCACAGTACCAACAATATATGCTAATTCAGAAAAATGGGCATCAATTCAAAAAGACGGATTTCTTAAAGATAAAAAGGGAAAGACGATAGTTCCGTTAATAACTTTCCGTAGATCTGGTGTAAATATAAAAGCGGAAATGAGAAGGAATAAAGTTGCAAGTACGAATCAAATTGCATACATAATGCGTCATAAATACAATACTACAACTCCTTATGATAAATTTAGTACACAGTATGGTGCGAAAAGACCATCCGAATATTTTATGACTCCAATGCCAGATTATGTGGATGTATCTTATGATTTTATTATTTGGTGTGAATATCAAAATCAATTAAATTATATCGTAGAAAACTTTATCTATTTTAGTGGACAGTCTTTTGGTGATAAAAACTTTTTCAAATTTTCTACAAACATGGATAGTATCTCAATGGAAGATAGTAATACAACTGGTCAAGACCGAGTTGTTCGTGCTTCTTTCCAAATAACTACACATGGTTATCTTTTACCAAAAGATGTTGCAGCCCAAACAACTACAAAACGATTAGTTACTGCAAATAAAATTGTTTTTGTTTCTGAGGCATTCGGTGATATAAATTCCGTATTGGGTAGAGAAAAAACCGAATTGACAGAAAATAGTGATGAATTTAATGCATTTAATTCGGATGCAAGACGTGCATTAGGTGTTGGTAAAAATGAGAAAGGGTTTAGACGATTGAATAAGGATTTTGATGAAGAATTGAATTACTACGAACAAAAAATGAAAAGAATCGTTGATAGGTCAACTCAAGGATCTCCTGGAACATATCCACAAGAATTTGATGAATCCAACGGATAAAATACGATTATAGAATTTTAAAAACATATTTATAGATGTTACATTTAATAACTTATTAACAAGAGGTTTTTATGGCTGAAGTTACAGAACAAAACACAGAAAAAGATTTTGCACAAGAAGATGTGGAATCAGTAAAATCACTTCAATCTAAGTATGCAACAACAACTGCACAGATTGGACAAGTTGAAATTGAACTATTT